ATACTTGCTAGCTCGCCAGAGTTACGGATCTTTTTGAGGATGCCACCAACCATTGGCATGTAAGCAACCGTCTTTCCTGCTTTGCCACCAAAAATAACCGGAGCCGCTTCGCGGCCATCTAGCATTAATCCATCTTGGGCTGCTTTCATGCATGTCCCAAGCAAAGTCTTTCTATCTGCTTGCAATAGATCAGGATTCATTTGAACTGCTGTTAGCGTTGTTCTAATAAATTTGTCTACGCTTATCTGTGGTGGTAACGCTGCTTCAAATTCTGTTGACATTGAAGTGAGAGTACCTCTCATTGATTCCATAGGAGTGATTGAAGAAGTCATTTTTTTAATTAGATGAAGGTGTACTTGTGAAGCGGAACATTCTGTAGCCCTTTCTCGGACTCTGGTATGTACCAACCATGTCTTTGGTAATAAGTTTGCCTTTACTCTCTTTACTCATGCCACAGGAGATTGTGCCGTACTTAGAGATGATCTTTGATGCTTTCTGACTACGTTCCAAAATCTGTGCCTTGATACTTTCTTTTGTCTTGCCAAGTGAATGTGCCTCTCTGCTGATCTGGTTGTACTCATCTATCAACTTATCTAGATCTTCATCAGCCTCAAGAATTACTCCTGTATCTGCTTGGTTATGCAAAGTTTTGATCATGTACTCTGCATCTTTTAGGTAATCAATACTCGGTGGTGTACCTGCTTTAACTTTCTCCCAAAACGCTTTAACTTTTTTTGTTAGGTCTTCGCCAATATCATGGTCCCTTTTTCTAAAAATAATTTTTTGCGTATTGCCACCGACTAATGCAACTATGCAACCCCACTTCAGTTGGCTAACTTCTAACTGGTGTTGCAGTTGAATTTCAATATGGTTTGGGGCTTCAATGTTGCCATTTCCATCGTCTTTCCAGTGCCTCTTATATGCAGCTCCATCGACATTTTTTATTTCAAGCAGACCTACTCCTTCTTCAGGCTGATCAAATTTGTTCGACTTATTTATTTTGAAGTCAAAAGAGCTGCCCATCCTGGTTTCAGAATTAGAAAGATAATCATCAAACTTTGATATCTCCCAGCCCATAGTGTCTGCTGCACCACGTGCTATGGCTGATTCCAAGGTTCTCCCCCACCGCATCCGCTCGTTGTCGTCAATACGAACAACATGTTTATCTTTTTTTTGGTGATAAAGCTCAAACTCTGTTTGATATGGGGACAGGTCATACAGTGCTGATACTTCAGTGGAAGTAACGTCAAGCAATCTGTTTTCCAACCAACTTTGTGTGTCAGTTATTGGAATTGAAACTGTGGTCATTGTTTAGTTCTCCTTTTGAAATTTGATAAATTCTGAATTGGGAACCACATTGGATTCCCATCTAGCGACGGTTTCATAAGACCCGTTAGGCCGTACTGATTCCCATTTTCCAGAGAACTTTCGCTTCCTGATGTTGTCTCTATTGAAAACCGTGCTGTCTATATCAGCTCTTACGTCGTTAAGAGTGTGATAAAGCGAGTACTCGTCATATGTGTAGACGGTGATTGTATGTTTTCTCATTAATATTTTTCCCCTTCAATATGCTGTGTGCATGAATAGCGGAGGCCATCATCCTTAGCAGCTTTGATTAGTTCATTCTTTTCTTCTTCTGAATCAGCCCATTCTTCCCAGTCAGGAGTGATGATAAACCAGCTAACCTTTGGGTTTTGTTGCCTTTGGTATTCCTCTAGATAGAGTCGGTCCTGTTCTTCCTCGTATTGTCTGAGGGATGTCTCGTAGTAGTCAGACATTATTCTTCTCCCATGTATAGAGTTGAACTAGGGCCATAGTGAAGGACAAGGGTGGGCCAAGTTTTAAAGATCAAGGCTTTGTTGTCAGCGTCAGCGGCTAAAGCAGCTTCTGCAAGCTTCCTATAGAAAAACCCTCCATGACGAATAGCTGTCTTGAGGGTGTAGTGTTTTTCTTGGTCGGTCATCTGCTGACCTCCATGCACTCTTGGCATAGGCTTACTGGAACTCTCATTTGATGAACTACGACAGCCATACCATCGAAAGTTTCAGATTGACCGTTTTCTTTGGAACCTAAAGCAATGCTTTTTTGTCCGTATAAATCTCCTTTTAGAATTTGAGATTTACATGAATGGCAATTTCTTACCTTTCTTGTTTTTTTGAGTTTCATGTGAATGTAGTAAGTAAAAACTTGTTAGGGATTCAACCTTTTATTAGTGTTGCATATAATCCAACATAATGCAAGGAAATTATTTTTTCAGATCCTCACAAGCTAGTTGGATCTGGTGGACCTCGCAATCATGACGGGTCATATCTTTAAGAGTTGAGTCAAGGGCAAAATAGAAAATTGCCCCGACTGCAAGGATGATTGTTAGAGCTTTCATTTTCTAACCCTAGTAATAACTATTGCTGAATCTCCATGGGCAGCATCTACTCTTCCTTGTCTCTCATATAGATAATATGGGCAAGGTTTAACCGTCTTTGGTGTTGGTGCGTCTATTACTGGCTCTAATTTTATTTTGTTTTGATTGTATTTTTTTGAATGTGTGCGCCTTCCTACTTTTACTTTTCTTACAGTTTCCCCACTGTATACAGATTGATAATGAATAAAAATAATTTGATTAGGTTTTAAGCTATCAAATAATTTTTTATCTAGTTCTATCACTTCAGCTTCTGACCAACTGCCAGTTGATGAAAGAGAGTTAGAACCAGTAAGAGCGAATAAAGTCATTTTAAAAATTGAATTAATTTAATAGGTGAGTATCCCAGACAAGCGAAAAGGGGGCTGTTAAACCCCCTAACGGTTATGCAAATAGTGTTGCAACTCGTGCGCTTAATGCTGCTATTGCGGCAGTGAATCCAAGAAGAATAAAAGCTGAATTCAATTTCTCGGTTAGATCTTGAATTTGTTTTGCTTGATCTTCGATGAGCGGAACTGCTTCATCTATGATCTCTTGCTTGGTGTTCCTTGCTGTAATGCATGTCATCAGGAAAACTCCGTGATAAAGAAATGAACTTGCGTCCATATGAGTAGTGTTGCAAGAACAACAACAGTAGTAAACAGAAAGACCCTAGACTGAAATATTTCTTAACGTATTTACTTCTTGTTGCATTTATGGCATCATGCATACATGGAAACTCCTGTTCAAATATTAATCAAAGAGTTCGGTGGGGTTCGTCCCCTAGCTCGTGCAGTTCATCGAGATGCAGCTTCAGTGAGTCGCTGGCAAAAAGGTGATGGACTAGTTCCTACCAACATACAAAAGAAAGTTTTAGAAACAGCCTGGGACAACAACATCAATATTTCAGCGCACGAGTTAATCTTTGGAAGGGATTGCTAGCTTTTAGTTCATGATTTATTCTTTTAATAATTTACTTCCCCTAAATGACACTAACAGCAGTACCTAAATCAATTGTTGTTGGTGTTAATGACCAAGGTTATCGGGTCGCTCAAGACCACCCAAACCACAACCCTAAAATTACCCCAGTAGTTGTTGATGCTCTTCGAGAACTACACGAAGAATGGGGTATTGGATACGGTTGTTTAAGCCTCATGTTTCATATATCACGAGGCTACGTGGCCCAAATCTGTCGTTACGAAAAGCGTGTCTCCTATGCAACCCGCTACAAAACAATCCAAACCAGGTAGGCCCATAGCAAAGCCTGATCCTGAAATCATGGAAGAAGTTTTATTCTGGATTTCTTCTGGCAATACTTTGCGCTCTTATTGCAGACAAAAAGGCAAACCTGCTTACTCCACTATTTATAACTGGCTCAATAAATCTGAAGAATTAACTGAACGCTTCACACGCGCGCGCGAGATGGGGGCTGATTGGATAGCGGATTCTATTTTAGAAATGGTAGATGAAACACCTGTACAAACTGGAGGAGACAACCCAAGGATCGATCCCGCTCATGTTCAGTGGACTAAGAACCGAGCGGAAATAAGGCTAAAGCTCCTCGCAAAATGGTTCCCACAGAAATGGAGTGATAAGACGAACGTGGATCATTCAGGTGGTGTATCAGTGACAGTGACCACAGGGGTTCCACAGTGAGAGATTTACAACTCGAACAGGACATTGCAGAGCACTTTGTAGACAAGTGGTTGAGGTATGAGATTACGGATGTTGAGCTGGAGGCATGGCTTGACCGATTACCACTATCAACATATGAAGAGGATTTCAATTGATACCAAATATTGCTCTGAATTATGTTCCACGTAATTGGCAAAAGGAGTGCCATTTAAAGAAAGAACGCTTTTCCGTTTTTGCGCTTCACAGACGCTCTGGCAAAACTGAATTGGCCATTATGGAACTTGTGGATAAAGCGATGAAGACAGAGAAAGAGCTGGGCATGTTCGTTTATGTGGCCCCGTTCCTTCGGCAAGCAAAAGCTATTGCATGGGCACGGCTCAAGGAAAAGTTGGAACCACTAAGAAGGACATCATTGATTGATATAAATGAAGGCGAACTGAGCGTGAAGTTTAAACATAATGGAGCGATCATTCGCTTATTTGGGGGCGATAACGCGGATGCGCTCCGAGGTTTGCGGCTCGATGGGTGCGTAATAGACGAGGTGGCCCAGATCAAGCCTGAGCTTTGGGATGATGTATGCCAGCCTGCGTTGAGCGACCGTCTAGGCTGGGCTATTTTCATAGGCACACCGAGTGGTATTAATTTATTCTCTGAGTTGTATTATAAGGGGCTAGAAGAAGACAGTTGGACGGCGGCTAGATACACAGTTTACGACACACAATCGATATTCCCCCAAGAAGTTGAGCGTCTCAAGCGAGACATGAGTGAGACCAGTTTTGCAAGGGAATATCTATGTGACTTCAGTGCAGCAGGTGACGACCAACTTATTGCATTAGCAGACACAGAGGAAGCAGCTAAACGTGTATATCAGAAGACAGACGTAAGCCTTGCTCCTCTAATATTTGGGATTGACCCTGCAAGATTTGGTGATGATCGATCTGTCGTGTTCAGAAGGAGAGGAAGGCAAGGATTCAATCCAATTATTTATAGAGGGATCGACAACATGGAATTGGCGTCCAGAGTGGCCAACCTGATCGAGGAATATGATCCTGATGCTGTGTTCTGTGATGCTGGTGCAGGATCGGGAGTGATCGACAGGCTCAGGCAATTGAGCTACGACATCATCGAGATACCATTCGGTGGCAAGGCAACCAAGCCAGAGCTATACACCAACCGTAGAACCGAGATGTGGTGGTTAATGAAGCAATGGATAGAAGAAGGTGGAGCAATCCCAAATAACACCGCACTCAAGCAAGAACTAGCAACACCGATCTATTGGTACGACAATGTTGGTAGGCGAGTATTGGAAAGCAAGGACCAGATCAAGAAGAGATTGCAGGGTGCAGGATCGCCAGATTTAGCTGATGCATTAGCACTAACCTTTGCGTTGCCAGTAGCCAAGAAGATTCCAGAGGATATCTATATCAAGAGGCGTAACGAAGCCACGAAGAGGGAGGAATATGACCCATACACAAGAGTCTAATTTTATCCGCATAGCAGAAGGGCTAGATGTAGAGCCATTGCTCAAACTATTAGATGCCAAACCTGAGTTGTGGAAGGAGATTGATGCGAGGCAAAAGTGTACTAACTCACCACATAAAGACACTGAATCGATATATGTGAGAGGTCCATTGAAGATGACTCTTTACTACGTCTTGTGGGACACAGGCTCCTACGATTATCCCTGCATGGAATATTTAAAGCCTGCACTAGTACCATTGATGCGTCCAATATTAGAGAAATTAGGAGTGAAAGATATGGGCAGACTTCTTATTGTTAATTTAAAACCTAGCGGCCATGTGACTAAACATAATGACCAAGGAACGTATGCAGATCATTACTCTCGGTTTCATTTAGTACTCAAATCTAATAGATGGTGTCGTCAAACTTGTGGCGATCAAGAGCAAAAGTTTGAGGAAGGAGAGGTCTGGTGGTTTAATCATAAGAAACTACATACAGCAGACAATGTTGGCATGACTGATAGAGTACATATAATATTTGATTGTGTTACTGAATATCCTTTATGCCCAGTGTGACCGTAACAGCAAGCGATGCATGTACTCTTGATGAAAGTAGAGTATCCAAACCGGAGATCAAACTCTGCACGTTAGCTGACATCGAAGGCTACACAGATCATTTGTTTGAAGAGCACTACCAAGAAATAGCTCGCAACAAAAAGATCATGAAGCTGAAGCCAAATTGGCCGATGTACTATGCGCTTGAGGAATCAGGAGCATTGTTCCTTCACGTAGCCACGCAGGGTGATGAATTCATTGGGTATTCTATTAACATCGTGCAGCATCATTTGCACTATGCCGATTTGAACTACTGCCAGAATGACGTTTTGTTCATCAAAAAGGAATTCAGAGGTGGCCGCATCGGTTTACGTCTTATGAAAGCTACAGAAAACCATGCAAAATCCCTTGGGTGCAAACTCATGTTGTGGCATTGCAAACCTGACACTCCTTTAAATGAGATCTTGCCAAGATTGAAGTACGGAGTACAAGATGTTATTTATTCCAAGGAGATCTAACCATGGCAATTACAGCCGTTGTAGCTAGTACAGTTGTTAGTGCTGGTGTTTCATACTTTCAAGGACAGCAACAGAAGAAGCAACAGGAAAAGCAGTTAGCAATGCAGAGACAAGCTAATGCAGATGCAGCAAAGAGAGCAAAAGAAGCTAAAGAACAGTCAGAGATCGCGATGAACAAAGCAAATCAAAAGAGAGCAGATGTAAGTGCTCTTTCTAGTAAAGAAGCACAAGCAGCAAAGGTAGGCACAGGTGGCACACTGTTGACTGGGAATCAAGGTGTAGAAATAGCTCAAGAAAATCTTGGCGGCAACACCTTATTAGGTGCTTAAACAATGAAAACAAAACGTGCAGACCTTCTAACTAGATGGGGCCACCTAAGAACCGAGAGGGCAACATGGTGGTCACATTGGCAAGAAGTGACAACTTACTTGCTACCAAGGAATGGACGTTACTTTGAGCAGGATAGAAATAAAGGAACTAGAAGACATAACTCGATATATGACAACACTGGGACCAGAGCGTTAAGGACACTGGGTGCAGGCATGATGGCTGGTGCTACATCTCCTGCAAGACCTTGGTTTAGGCTAGGAACGGCTGATCCAGAACTAAACAACTACACACCTGTGAAGTTATGGTTGAATGATGTAACGCAACGGATGCAACTGGTATTCCAGAAGTCCAATACATATCGCACACTACACAGTATTTATGAAGAACTTGGAGCATTTGGTACTGCTGGATCTATTATTCTTCCCGATCCAAGAACAGCTATTCACCATTACCCCTTAACTGTTGGTGAATATGCAGTAGCACAAGATTATCAAGGTAGAATCAATACTCTGTATAGAGAATTCCAGAAAACAGTAGGCGAAGTTGTAAGAGAGTTTGGATATAAGAAGTGTTCAACGTCCGTTAAAAATCTGTTTGACAGAGGTAGTCTTGATACATGGATCACAATCATTCATGCAATAGAACCTCGTGATGATAGGGAGCGTGATTTTAAGAAGAAGGACAATATGAACATGGCATATAAGTCTTGTTACTTTGAATTGGGTGGAGATGGTGAGCAGCTACTAAGGGAAAGTGGATTTAAAGATTTTCCTGCCGTTATACCTAGGTGGGGTATCTCTGGTGGTGATATTTACGGCAATTCCCCAGGGATGGAAGCGTTAGGTGATATCAAACAATTGCAGCATGAGCAATTACGCAAGGCGCAAGGCATTGATTACCAGACAAAACCACCATTGCAAGTGCCTGCTTACATGAAAAACAGGGATGTCGATAGTCTTCCTGGTGGGGTAACGTTTGTTGATGGGCAGCAAGGCAAGATTGAGACTGCATTCAATGTGAATCTAAATCTTCAGCACCTGTTAATGGATATCCAAGACGTAAGGCAAAGGATAAATGGTTCGTTTTATGCTGATTTATTCCTGATGTTGGCTAATGCTACTGACACACGGATGACCGCAACTGAAGTAGCAGAACGTCATGAAGAGAAATTGTTAATGTTAGGACCAGTATTAGAGCGATTACATAATGAGTTGCTAGATCCATTGATAGATAATACGTTTAACAGAATGATTGAAGCTAATTTAATACCACCTGCACCACAGGAAATGCAAGGGATGGAACTAAGTGTTGAATTTGTATCTATGTTGGCACAAGCGCAACGTGCTATTGGAACAAATAGTGTTGATAGGTATGTAAATAATTTGGGAATGATTGCACAGATGAAACCAGATATCCTTGATAAGTTTGATTCTGATGCATGGGCTGATGGTTATGCCGATATGCTGGGTGTAGATCCTAAGTTAATAGTTGCAGGTGAAACAGTAGCGAAGATCCGTCAAGAAAGAGCGGCGGCACAGCAAGCAATGGCACAACAAGAAGCGCAAAATCAAGCTGCTGAAAATATGGCTAAGGTAGGCAGGAATGACGCACAGAACATGCGAGATATAATGAATCAATTCAGTGGGTATAACTCACCATCACCATTGGAGGTTTAATCATGGGAGCCGAAAAGATAATACCTAATGCGGTAAAAAGAAATATGGCTTTAATAAAGGCAAAGAAGTCTAGTGGGATAGCAACCAAAGCAGATCTAGAGCTGGAACAGAAATATAAAACACTGTACCCTTCAATGTTCTAGGTAACATGCTCATGTCAGTCAGGTTTAGAGAGTTGCTCTGGTACTCTCTCGAAGATCCGCATGGTGTGACCGTAATTCCGTTTTTGCTAGATATATTGGGCCATGAGTGAATACAATCCACTCGACTTAAAGGCGCAACAGAAATCCAAAGACTCTAAAAAGTCAGCGGATAGAATTGAACGCCAAAATGAAGAGTCAGACATCAAATGGCTCATGAGCAGTAAGAGGGGTCGCAGATTCGTCTGGAGACTTCTGGAAAAAGCAGGTGTATTTCGATCATCGTTCAACACCAACGCAATGACAATGTCGTTTAGCGAAGGTAACAGGAACTATGGTTTGAATCTCCTCAACTCGATCCACACTCTCTGCCCTGAGTTATATCCGACCATGATTAAGGAACAAAAAAATGTCAGAAACGCTGATGACGGAAGCCAACCAACCAAATGAAGGCGACACGCAGCAACAAGTAGACGCAACAACTGAGGAATCAACTGAAGCGACTACTGAAACAGAGCAGCAAGCCGAAGCTGTACAGGATCAACAAGACTCGGATGAGTCCTCTGCTGAAAGTGAAACTAGCGAATCGGAGAAACCAGAAGGTGCTCCTGATA